CCCTCACACGCGCTTAACCAATTTTGGAATATATTAGTATATATGAATATCAATATGTCTTGATGTATAAATATAATAATATGTTTGACATTTTAGCCTAACACTAAGTATGCGAAAACATTAAAGCCGAGATTACTTTGTATATATTAACATATTGGGTTTCCACTTTATATATGACTTAACTATATAATATCGTTACATAAACAGATCACTTTGTATATATTATTATATTATTATCGAGGTATATTTTATAGCCATTCTTTACCCACAATATAAAAATATATAATATAGAAATATATCTCGCGCGTCTAAATCTAAAAATACCCCCCTATACACTAATATAATAATATATATAAAGTAATATAAATAATAAAGAAGAATAGATACTTAGGAGATTTTTGGGCATATACAAAGTAAAAACAAAGTATAGTAATATAGTTGGGGGTAGCCGAACCGCATGAGCTTTCAGCAACTTAGCGCGATGCCAAAAAGGCCGGTATATTACTATATTCTTGACAGGCTGCTAGAGGTGTGCTAGGATAGCTTTCAAATGTGGGCAAATGAAAGGAGATAAGTTATGAACGGAGCAAGTATTATGCGTAGTTTTTATAATGAAATTAAAAGACTTAAAGATTTTAATGATAGTGCAGATATTCAGATTAAGGCAATGTTTGCAGATATTGAGAAGCTTACTAAAGAACTTAATGATTTCAAGCGTTGCTATATTCTTTTAGCAAGCCAACACGCAGAACTTGTTAAAGAAAAGGACATAACAAAAGAGACTGTGCTTAGAATCAAAAAGCAAATTATTCAATATATTATTAACAACATAAAGGACTAAATTATGGAAGAAGTTTATGAAACAAGTGAATTTGCAAAAGAACGGCTAAAAACAAGTCAAACTAAATTATATCCATTTGAACAACTCAAACAAGGTTTATCATTTTTTGTTAAATTTGACGAAGTTGAAGAAAGAAGTTTTAGAGCTTTAGTTAGCACAAATTCTAGAAAATTAAATAGAAATTTTAAATGTATTAAAAACACAGAATTTGAAGCTTTTGAAGTAACTGAAATAGTAAATGAAAAAGTTATTGAATTCCAAATTGTTCAATGCTCTGAAGATGCGAGAAAAGTTCAATTTAACTCAGATAAAGAAAGAACAGCTATTTTTAATGCTTTGCCTGAAGGTTTGTCTTATATTTTAAATATTGCAGATGTTGACGAAAAAATATGGAAATCTGCTTGCAGCAAAAGTTCCAAACGTTTAGCTACAAAATTTATATTGCTAAAACACGAACAATATGATAAATACGAACTATACCATGCTCGAAAAGATCAACAGCAGCTTTCGTTTTTTGAACCTTCGCTCGAAGCAGCAGGAATTAAAAATGGCAATTGAAATAAAACATTACAAGCCTGGGGATGAAGGATTTGAAGAAATTGCAAAACAAATAACACAAATTGAAAGAATTGGCGAAAGTAAACATTCTAATTTTATTTACGCTGAAATTGATCCTGCTTATAGAAATTCTGTTAGAAGAAAGGAAACGTCAGATTGATGAACATGCGAAACGAATTAGCCAAAGCCGCAATGCAAGCAATTTTGTCAAATCCTGTTATAGGTGATTCTTTGTTACATGAAAAACCAGAAGATTGGGTAAAGGATATTTGCGAAGCTGCTTATGAGTTTACCGATCAAATGATTAAAGAGAGTATAAAATGAGCCACATTGCTAGAGATGTTTGCAAAGTTGAACGTATTATAAATTCTTGTAAAACTTACGCTCAAGCAGCGATCGCTTATAATATAAAATACCAATTTTGCAAAACTTACTCAAATACTAAAGAAGCTGGCGAACTGCATGACAAAGCGTTGAGAGTTTTATGCAGTTTTGAAAAACCGCAGGCTTCAAAATGACTCCTGAACAACTTGCAAAGGATAGCGAACATTCGCACCAGACCGCGCTTTTTGCCTGGGCCGCGTTAAGCCGACAAACTTATCCTGAACTTTCAATCATGTTTAGCGTAAAAAATGAGGAAAAGAGCGGCTCTGCTATTGTGGGTAGCCGGTTTCGTGCAGCTGGAGTCAAAAAGGGAGTTTCGGATGTAGTTTTGCCTGTAGCCCGAAAAGGTTGTCACGGCCTTTTCATAGAGATGAAGAAGCCTGGAGGTAAAGCTTCAAAGGAGCAACTTGAATTTGGGGCTAAAGTACAAACCGAAGGTTACGGATTCTGTGTTTGTGACTCTTGGGAAAAAGCAAGAGATATTTTGGTTGAGTACTTATCTTGAAAACATTGCAAGAATGCCAAAATCTTGCTTTAGAATTGCATCGAGTTTATACACCGCCTCAAGCGATTGTTTCAAAACTTAACGAGCTTTCAGAAGATACTTTTTATTTAGCTTACGGTAATATTTATAGAATTAACCCCGCAAGTCCTGTTGCAGATTTAATTTTAAATAAAGATCAAAAGGAGATTTATGATTAACAAAGATATTTTGCCGGTTTTAAAAACTTGGAAATGCAAAGAACGAAAGTTTAATATTTGTATAACTTTGCTTGTAGTTATTTTAATTTTAATAGCACATTCTTGTTCTAAAGAAAAAGAAGTTAGTTGTTTGCCTAGTCACCCCGTACCTGCAAAACCTATAGTTTCTAACGGACAACGCTGGCATAAATTTGTAGCTTATTTTAAAAAGTCTGGCAACAAGCATCCTGAAATGATGGCAACGGCTGTACTGGAAACAAAAAGACCAAAATTGATGGCAGCACTGGCTGTGAAGGGCGAACGCAACACACCTTATACCGTAAGGAGGGGCGGCTTCAGAAAACGTCACAGGGGAGCATTTCAGGTTAACGAGGCGTTGCATGGGGCAGCAGGGGAAACCCCAATTGATCAAGCTTTGAAATCTGAACGAATTATAGAAGACCTTCTTGCTGAATCAGGTGGTAATTTGCAAAAGGCTTTAAATCGTTATGGCGGTGATCGAACTAAAAAACAGTATGCTAAAAATATTTTGCAAGAAATTGAAAATACCCCTTGACAGTTTGAAGTTAGTTTGGTATAAGTTAAACACACTTTGGGAAACAAGTTTGCAGTTTGGTCCAAGGACCGGTAGGAAGCTCTTGCACTGAGTGTAAAATCCCTGGTTGGTATAAGCCAAACTGCAATTCGATTAAGTTTTTAAAAAGAAAGGGGAATTAAAGTGGCAAAGTTGAGCAAGATGGAGCAAGTGGCTTTGAATCGTCTGCCGGAAATTGTAGCAGCAACAAATGCAGGAAGTTGTGTTTATGCTGAAAAATTTGATATGGCGTATTTGATTGACGAAGGACTTGCTGAAGCTTTTGACGATTATACAAATCCTGAAAACGCTGAAGAAGTTGCGATCAGAGCAACACAAAAAGGTATTGACTCAGTAGCAAGTGAAACTACGGCTTCGGCCACAAATCAGCCTGAAAAGGCAAAATCGAAAGGAAGTAATAAAATGAGCTTTAAAATTGAAAACATTCCTGTTGCAGCTGGTAAACGTGGCGGCGGTAGTCGCACCGCAAAGTATCCCTTTGACGCTCTTGAAGTTGGTCAGTCGTTTTTTGTTGCTGCAACTGAAGATCATCCTGAACCGGCTAAATCCCTGGCTTCTGCTCTGACGAACGCGATGAAGAAATACGACGTTCCTCTGCTGGATGAAGCGGGTGTTCAGAAAACGAAAGCAATTACTGTTCCGAAAACTGGCGAAAAACGTACCATCCTGGCGACTAAACACACCCGCGTATTTGTTGCGAACGCTGTTATTGAAAACGACGTTAAGGGCGCTCGAATTGGGCGTACTGCTTAAAAGCAGTCTTTCCTTAAAGTGAAAAAGCTCGTTCTAGCGTCCGGGGCAGCACGAGTAAGTAGCTTAAAGAAATATTGAGGGGCGCGTCTCTTTGATCATAACGCGCAATGGCTCAGCGACCTTGCGGTATAGCAGGAGCCGGATATAGAGGACGAACCGCTTATACAGTCCGCCGTAAGGTAGCTCCTACGGCAAGCAAAAGACCTCCTGATTCGCTACCAGGAGGCAGCGTCTAAAATCCTAGTCGGTGAGTACGTCTAGGTAGATACCCGCCCCTAAAAAGGCGGGTTTTCTTTTATCTTGACAGTTAGCTTTGTCTTGTGGTAAGGTGACATGCAAAATAAAAGTCAGGAGGTTTGTTAATGACTCGTGAAGAAACCTGTATAAAGCTTCATTCTGTCGCAAGCAAAGAGCTTGGAGTTCATGAAACTGCTGGTTCTGAAGCAACCGCTCGTATTATCGAATATGACAAACACACAACTATGAAAGCAACAAGCGACGAAGTTCCGTGGTGTTCAGCTTTTGTAAATTTCGTTGTTGACACGTCTGGTTTTGTAGGTACTCTTTCTGCTGCTGCTGCATCCTGGCGTAATTGGGGCGTTCCTCTCGAAATTCCTATTAAAGGCTGTATTGTAATACTTCCTAGAAATGATCCCAGCAATCCTAATGCGGCGCATGTCACATTTTGCGATCATCCTGATATTTCAAATGGTATAATTCGTTGTCTAGGTGGAAATCAAAGTGATGCTGTAAAAGTTTCAAGGTTTCCGGTGAAAGGTGCACAGTACCGGAGTCCTATATGAGTTGCCCAAAAGTTCACAAGAAATGTAAGTTCTTTTCAATGTTTAATAGTAGTTGTACTTTGACTCAAGTAAAACGAATGCCTTGGGATGATGCTTGTCCTTCTTATGAAGTAAAACCTTTAATTTATATTAAAGGACTTAACGATATTAAACCTTTAGAGGTATAGAATGGCCTTAAAAAGATGTACTTATGACCGCAACGTTGAATGCGATGATTGTCAACGTTGTTTTAAAGAAAAGCAAACATCTCATTTGAAAGTTGCAACACAACATTTAAAAGAAAAAGGAGAATGAAAATGGCAAGTGTAACCGTAACTCTTCCGACTACCACTAGTTGGAAAACGACCCTTTCAGGCGCGTTAATGTCCGTGGCAATTTATTTGTCCTCTTTGGACGGGTACTATGCCATTGTCGGTAAGGCTTTGGTTGTAATTATTCCCATTGTTTGGGGATTGGTTCAGAAAGACAGCAACGTTACTGGTGGCACTGTGGTTCAGCCTAGTTCTGTTGAAGCCAAGGCTGCTGTAACTACTACTCCTACTGCAACCGCCACTACTCCGGCTGTGTAATGGCTGCTTTTCTAGCATGCATTCCTGCCTTATGTGGTTTAATAGTGGCTTTTTTGCAGCTATGGAACGCAAATGCTTCAAATCGAGAGGCAAAAAGTGCAAATGATAATATACAGAAAGGACGCAAGGATTTGGGCGATGGCAATGTTGTTGCTGTTGAGTCTCGCATTGACAGCTTGCTCACAAACTCAGACAGTAGTAATGCCGGAATCGAAAGTGCAGAAGATGCTGAAAGGAGAATCAGCCAGCTTTGATGGATTTTTGCTTACATCTGGTGCTTTAAGTAAATTGCTAGAAACAGCAGAGAAATGTAAAAGTACTGCAAAGTAAAGGAATTTTATGTTTTTTAAAAAATGGAGAAACAATCTAATTAAAGTATTATTAACTTTGTGCAGTGACCAATGCACAATTAAAAAGGAGATTTTAAAAATGAGCCAAGAACTTGATAACCTAACTGCTTCTGTAACTGCACTTGCCACTAATGTAGCTGCTGCTACTGCTGAAATTGCAAAACTGACTACTGAAAAAGAAGACCCTGCTGCACTTCAGACTTTGACTGTTCAGATTAACGCTGCTAATTCTGCTTTAGCTGCTGCTGTTCCTGCTGCTGTGACGCCTGCTGCTTAATTGTATGTAAATTTAAAGGTAGCAATGTTGCTACCTTTATGTGAATATGCAAGGAGCTTAAAATGTGCTACGTCTGCCCACATTTATATATTTTAGCAGAACATTGTGGTCTTTGCTATCAAGACATTGACGATGAAGAGATACTTGAAGAAGCAATCCGTAATTTTGAGTTAGGAGAATGTTAGCTTGCCCTCTGCCCCTAGAAAACCTTGCAGAAAGTCGGGATGTAATAAACTTACTGTGGGTACATATTGTGGAGATCATGCTATTCAAAAGCAAGTAGAACAAAAGCAAGAACGTATTAAGTATGATAAAGAACGAGGTACTTCGGCAAGTAGAGGCTATACTTCAAGATGGAGCAGAGTAGCAAAACTTTATCGTATAGAGAATCCTTGGTGCGTTAAATGCAAAGCTAAGGGCATTTTAAAGTTTAACGAATGTGTCGACCACATAGAACCTGTAGATGGTCCTGATGATCCTAAGTTTTGGGATGAAAGTAATTGGCAAGGGCTTTGTATTTCATGCCACAGTGAGAAAACTGCTTCGGAAGATGGTGCTTTGGGAAATAAAAAGAAAGAAAGGTTTTTATGACAGAAGAACAAGAATTAGCTTTGTTGGTGGGCCAGCTTGACTATGATTCGCAACTTAAAGTTGGAAATTGCTATATTTGTTTAAACGAAGTTCTTAGTAGATATTCTGATGAAATTTCAATGTTGGCTTTGGCTAGAGTTGGTATTGAAAGGACGAACAAACTATGAACGAAACAACTTTTCAGAGAGATTCTTGTAGCAATTGCAAACACAAGCATCTTAAATCCTTTGCTACTCCTTGCGACAAATGTAACGTAGCTGATAAAGAAACTCCATTTCCTAAATGGGAAAAAGAAGGAAAGTTAAATCATGAGTGATATTGACTTTAAAATAACAATTAATTGTAAACTTGATAAGCCTAGTTTTAAAGAACTAAATGAATTTATTAAAAAACTGGAAAAAATTAATAAAATTTTGTTACTTAATAAACTTTCTAGGATTAGATAAAATGGTAGGAAAAAGACCGAATATAACTGCTTTGCATGTTGTAGATAAAGCCCATGCTTATCGGCATAAAGATCAACCTGAACCGTCTAAAGATACTCCCGTTGCTCCTGAATATCTTTCAGAAGAAGCAAAAGCTATTTTTAATGAACTAGTTGAAACGATTAACGAACTTTATCCTGCTTCTGCTTCTCATACTGAAATGATTGCTTTATATGCCGAACATAAAGAACTTGCATTGCAAATGGATTGGTTTTTAAGAAGCATTGATCCTGAAACCGGCAGACAGCACGGTCATACCTACACAACTTTAAATAAACTTGGCGAGAAGATGATTAAGCCTAGACCTGAAGTAAAAATACTTCATGACGCTAGGGTATCTTGTTCCAATATACTTAAAGAATTCGGGCTTTCCCCTTCTAGCCAGCGTTCGGTTAAAATTGAAAAGAAAAAAGCAGTTGAAAATGCTTTTGCTAATCTTGATAAAATAGGTTAACATGTTTAGTCAGATGTGGTAGCGTGTGTCCTACATAAATCACGTATCGTGCAGGATGCGTTAAGGTAGTGCGATCTTCCCTGGTCGCCACTTGCAAAGCCCTTAATTTTCGACTGCGCTCGAAATTTTGGGCTTTGCTCATTTTTGGAGTTGCTATGTATGAAATTGAAGATATATCCGTCTTAGAAGTTTCGATTAAAATTCGAGTTAGAGAAAAGAATGGAATTAGTACAAAACCGACTAATATTTATATTTGTTGCGACCCTTTAACAATGGAACCTAGATATATAGGAAAAACTGTAAAGCCGGTGCATGTTAGAATCAGAGAGCATACTACAAAAGTAAACAATACTTATTCGAATAAATGGTTTCATAAGATAAAAGTACCATATTATTTTATAGTCGAAATAGTTCCCCCTGGTGAAAATTGGGCTGAAGCTGAACAATTTTGGATAGCTTATTTTAAAAGTTTAGGAGCTAGACTTACAAATCTTTCTTTTGGTGGTGAAGGAACTACTGGATATAAACTCTCAGATGAAGCAAAAGATAAAATAAGAGTAAAGTCAAAAGGACGAATTGTTTCAAAAGAAACTCGCATTAAATTGAGTATTGGTAGTTTGGGCAAAGAAAAATCAAAACTTCATAGAGAACGAATGAGCAAATCTAATAAATTAAGATGCTTGGGAGTTTTTAGAACTGAAGAAGATAGATTGGCGATAGCTGCTGGAATGATAGGCTTAGTGCCGACTCCAAGGTCTGAACAAGCAAAACGAAATATGAGCGAATCCCAAAAAGGTCACTCTGTTTCTGAATCATGTAAAGAAAATATTAGAAAAGCGTTGATTGGACGAAAACTTTCAGAGGAACACAAAGCGCATATTAGCGAAAGTGGAAAAGGCCGAAAATTTACCGAAGATCACAAAGAAAAAATAAGTAGCGCGTTAACTGGTAAAGTTCGTACCGCTGAACATTGCGCTAAAATTAGCGATGGTAAAAAGGGAAAGAATAAAGGTCCAATGCCGCCAGAAGTTTTAGCTAAAAAAATGGCAGCTTACTATAAAAATAAAGAAACTAAAGAAATTTTAGCAGCGTGGAGTTGTGCGCTATGACCTACTTGGAAAAATCTTTAAAATATTGCGAAGATGTAATTAACGATACCCTATCTAATCGTAAATCTTGCAATTTTGAAAAATTAGCTTGCAAACGTCAACTTAAAGATTTAGAGCGCCAGAATTATGAAAACTTTCCGTATTATTTTGATGAAAAAGCTGGCGATAGGCATTGCCGATTTATGGAAATGCTGCCTCATGTAAAAGATCAATGGAAAGGTACTCTTTTAACTTTGGAGCCGCACCAAGTCTTTATGCACCATACTCTATACGGATGGCGAAAAAAAAGCAATGGCTTTAGAAGGTTTTCTAAAGCTTATTTTGAACTTCCTAGAAAGCAAGGTAAATCATTTTCTGCGGCTGGAATTGCACTTTATATGGGGTTTGCTGATAAAATTTACGGGGCTGAAGTATATTGTGCGGCAACTACTGAATCTCAAGCACAAATGGTTTTTAAACCAGCTTGGCAAATGGTTCAGATGAATAACGATTTGAAAGAAGCGTTCGGCTTAACTTTGGCAGGAACTCCAAAAAACCCAACTTCTATATATAGACTTGAAGACATGTCTTTAGTTTCGCCTGTAGTTGGTCGTGCTTCAGACGGTCAAGCCCCTTCGTGCGCAATTATTGACGAATACCACGAACATCCAAACAGTAGTTTGCTAGATGCTTTTGTAACTGGAACTGGAAGCAGGCAACAACCGTTAATTTTAATAATTACAACTGCTGGTTTTGATACAACTTATCCTTGTTACGAAGAACACTTAGAAGCTATTAAAATTTTAGAAGGTAGCTTAGAAAAGGAGCATGTTTTTGTAGCAATGTTTGGAATTGATAATGACGACGATTGGACTGATTTTGAAGTATGGAAAAAGGCGAATCCTAATTACGGAGTTTCCATACAAGAAGACGGGTTAATGATTCAATATCAAGATGCTATGAATAGTTTAAAAAATAGAAATACTCTTTTATGCAAGCATTTAAACAAATGGATGAATGCAGGTTCAGCCTGGATGGATATGCAAAAGTTTGAATTGTGTAAAAGACCTGATTTAAAATTAGAAGACTTTTACGGTCATGAAGTTTGGATAGGTGTAGATTTAGCAAACAAAATAGATTTGTGTGCTGTTCAACTTTTATTTAAATTACCAGATGGAGGTTTTGTTACTTTTGGGAAATACTATCTTCCTGAAGAAATTGTAAATAAAAAAGAAAATTCGCATTACCAACTTTGGCGTGACGAAGGTCTTTTAATAACAACTGAAGGTGCTGTTACTGACTTTTTTAAAATAGAAGAAGATTTAAAAGAACTTGATAAACTGTTTGTTATAAAAGAACTCGACTTTGATCAAAAAGAAGCTCATTTTTGGGTGCAAACAATTCAATTGTGGGCTAATTTTGAATGTATTGAAATACCTCAATCTGCTCAATTTATAAGCGAACCAATGAAGACTTTAGAATCTTTAATTTATGATGGCAAAATGTTGCATGATGGAAATAAACTTTTAACTTGGTCTTTTGGAAATGTAATTCAAAAACTAAGTAGAGGCTCAAGTTCTGTAAAATATTATTATCCAGCTAAACAAACTAATGCTAATAAAATTGATCCGGTATGCGCTTTAATTATGGCTCTAAGCAGAGCTTTAGTATGTGAAGACGACGGTAATATTTACAACAAACGCGCCGCAAGAGGCGAAAAAGACATATTGAGGGTGCTATGAATGAACTGGAAGAACATTGGAAAAGAACCGTTCGTTTAATGCTTTATAATATTGATATTAAAGAAGAAATGTTAGACCTTTATTTTAAAGCTGGTTTTACTTGCGAACAAGCTTTTCTAAAAATTAAACAGACATTTATGGCTATTTTATAGAAAGGAGAGTTATGACAACTTTAGATTGTGTTGCTAGTGAAAAAGGCAAAATTAGTTTTGAACAACATCGTGTTGAAAATTTTGATTATAGCAAAGAAATTACTATTTGCAAAATAAACGCCACGGTAACTGATAGAAATGGTTTAAGTTGGTCTAAAGACTTGCCTACAAAAGAAGGTTGGTATTGGCTGAAGCGTGATGAAGATTTTGAGATAATTTACATCCACTACGATGCTTATGATGATCCTTACATTGAAGGTAGAGATTTGTATGAGCGTTTAACCGAAAGGAAAAATCATTTATGGTATGGCCCAATTGAGCCTCCGAAATAACGATAACCATTATTCACAATATCCGCTGTTTTTGTAAATAATAGTTGACATTAAGTAAACATTTCGGTAAGGTTATTTTACCTGTTTAATTGTCGCCCGATATGCGGCAATGCTTGTCCACATAAAGCTTCTGCAATTAATTTTGCAGGGGCTTTATTTTTACTTGACAATATATGAAAAATCGAATATAAGATTATCAACACTGCTTCACTACAACGGGTAGAGAAGCTGCCGAAACGAAGCCGGGACACAGCAAACAGGAGCTACCCGCACTTGATTAAACGCATTCTCTCCATAGTGCCGGACAAGTCCGACAGCTTCTTGTATTTAGGTACAGGAGCGGTCTTTTTCGGCGTCTATCTTATTTACCCTCCTGCTGCTTACATCACCGTGGGGCTCATATTTTTGTATGTCGCTTGGTTGCAAGCCAAACCTCCCGTAATGCTTTCTGCAAAGGAGAGTGAATAATGGCCTTGCTAGCCCCTGCATTTGAGTCGAGAGCCGCTACAGGGGCAATTTTACCGCTTTCTGGCGGTGATCCTGCATTGTCTACCTACTTCGGTGGTGGCGGTATCAGCAATTCGGGGCAAAATGTAAATTCAAACACCGCCCTTAAAACCTCAACAGTTTATGCTTGTATTAATCGCAGAGGCAAATGCTTTGCAATGTTGCCTCTTCACATTATGCGCAAATTGCCCGGTGGCGGTCATGAAATAGCGGATAAGTTCAGGCTGTATAAGCAAATGAATCTAAGCCCTAATGCTTGGCAGACGTCTTACGAATGGCGTTTAACTGGCATGCTTCATATTCAAATGCGCGGCAACTTTTATAATTACATTCAATCAACGCCCGGGCGTGGTTTAAATCAATTAATACCTCTTGATCCTGATAGAGTATGGCCGTTTATAGTAACTCCTTTGGGTGTTACGTATTACATGTATGACAATAGCCCAACTCCTCCGGCGAATTCAAAGGTTTATTACCAATACTTTCCATTTAATGGTCAAACTGTAATTTTTGATTCGTCTGAGATTCTTCATATTAGGGGAATGAGCCAAAACAGCATTGTGGGCAAAACTGTAGTTAAGTTGTTTGCTGAAAGTTGCGGCCTTGCAATGGCAATGGAAGAACAAGGTGCAAGACTTTTTACCAACGGCGCTCAAATTTCTAAAGTTTTCGAACATCCCGGAAAGTTGGATGATGAAGCTTTTGATAGATTGCGTGAACAACTTAACGGTTATACTGGCGTAGAACAAGCTCATAGAACTATGATACTCGAAGAAGGTATGAAAGTATCAAGTCTTAGTATGACAATGCAAGATAGCCAGTTTATTGAAAGCCGTAAATTTCAAGTAGAAGACCTTTGTTCCTTCCTTGATATTCCGATGATGTTGATTCATCGTTCCGGGGATAAGAACCAAACGTTTGCTTCTGCTGAAGTTGTCATGCAAATGTTCGTTACTTTAAGTATGCAACCTGACTTTGAAAATTGGGAGCAACGACTTAAAAAAGATTTGCTTTACGATTCGGAACAAGATTACTTTTTTAAATTTGATTTTGATGAACTTATGCGTGGCGACTCTGCTGCAAGAGCTTCTTATTATAAGTCTCGTTTTGATACAGGTTCGATTACTCCTAATGACATTAAACGTAAAGAGGGTGAAAGTCCTTATAACAACGAAGAGAGTGATTTAACTTATGTTCAACCTGGGGTTTTACCTGCAAAATTAGCAGGACAACAAAATCAACCAGCACCAAGCGAAACAAAGCAAATAGATTCGACTAAAGTTGCTGAACCTAAAGTTATTGAACCTAAAAAAGTTGAGGAGGCTAAATGAACTTTACAATTTTAGGCAAAGAAGGTTATGAATCTTATTGTTATGCTTCTGGAAATAAAAGTTTAGTTTCCGGCTGCGAACTGCCTAAATGGGAAGAACTCAGACCTGAAATAAAAACAGCTTGGATAGCTTCAGCAACAGCAATTATTGAACTTGGAAAGGTGCTAAATGTATGAAAGGTTCTGATAAAGTAATTTCTAAACTAAATAGTTTGCTGGCTTCTGAACATTCAGCAATAGTTCAATATACTGTACACGCGCGTGAAATGGCAAACTTTGGTTATGAAAAACTTACTGAATATATAACTGAAAGAATGAATCAAGAAAAAGAACATGCTCAAGAATTGATTGATCGCATATTATTTCTTGAAGGAATTCCGCTTTTTGAAAATATTGACGCTGTAAATGTGGGTAGCACGGTTCTTGAAATATTTCCTAATGATCAGGCTTCTGAGATAACTGCAATAACGGGTTATACGGAAGGAATTGAGATAGCTGTTGCGGAAAAAGACTTTACCACAAGAGCTTTACTTGAACATATTCTAGGCGAAGAAGAAAAGCATCTTAGCGATATAGAAAGTAACATTTATCAAATAACTCAAATGGGTATAGACAACTATCTCCCGGTACAAATAGAGGGGTGATTTATGAAACCTGACGAATTTGAAAAAACTGAGGACGTAGAAAGGCGTACTCATACTGTAGAAATGCGGATTAAAGAACCTACTATTGGCAAAAAATCAGCAACTATTGAAGGTTATGCTGCTAATTTTAATTCGCTTTCTGAAGATTTAGGCGGGTTTCGTGAGATGCTAATGCCTGGGTGCTTTGCCGATGCTTTAAAAACTTCCGACATTCGGGCCTTATTTAATCACGATCCTAATTACGTGCTTGGCCGCAACATGTCAGGAACGTGTCGTTTGATTGAAGACGAAAAAGGTTTACGTTTTGAAGTTGATCCTCCTGACACTACTTACGCGAGAGACTTACAAGTTTCTATGAGCAGGGGCGATATTAATCAATGCAGTTTTGGTTTTCGTGTGGCTGAAGACGGTGATGCCTGGCGTAAAGAACCTGACGGAACTTATTTACGTTCGATTATGAAAGTAGATCGTTTGTTTGATGTTTCTCCGGTAACTTATCCGGCTTATACTTCAACTTCTTGTGCTGTTCGTTCTTTGCTTCAAAAGAAACAAGAAGAAGAATCTGAAGAAAAACGTAAATTGGAAGAGCAAAAAGAAGTTGAACGGCAGCAAGCAGTTTATATTAAAAGAAAACGTCTGGAACTTGCCGAAAGACTGTAAACTAAAAGGTCGCGTATAGCGCCGAAGGAGAAATGGTATGGCTAAAAATCTTAAAGAATTGTATGAACTTCGTGGTAAAGCTGTAGCCGATGCGCGTGTTTTAGTTGACGCGGCAGACAACGCAAAACGTATTATGAACGAAGATGAAGAACGACAGTACAAAGCTTTCATGTCTGATGAAGCACGTTTTGCTGATGAAATTAAGCGTGAGGAAGAACTTCTTAGTGCTGAAAAAAGGGTAGCTGGTGAAAATCTTGCTGCACAGAACAAAGATGAACAGCGCGGTAAGCAGTCGCCTGAAAATGAATTGCGCTCTACTGCGTTCCGCAAATTGCTGGTACAGGGGGAACAGTCTCTTTCTCTTGACGAGCATCGTACCTTGACTACTGGCAGTGACACCCAGGCGGGTTTTTTGAATTCTCCGCAAGAGTTCGTTCAACAGTTGATTGAGCGTGTCCATGACGAAGTTTTCATTGAAGCCGCTTCTACTCAGCATACTACCACGAATGCAAACGGGCTTGGCTTTCCGTCTCTCGAAACTTATCCCGGCAAAATTAAGATGATTACTGAAATTGGCGAAGTAAAGGAAGACAAAGCCCTTGCTTTTGGCAAGCGTGAGTTTAAACCGCATCTTGCTCGTAACCTTATCAAAATTTCGACCAAAATGCTTCGTGCTGATGGTATGAATCCTGAAACCATTGCCATTAACGCAATGACTTATATTATTTCGATTACCAAAGAATATATGTATCTTCTTGGTACTGGCAATCAAGAACCTCTTGGCCTGTTTACTGCTTCTGACAAAGGCATTCCCACAAGTCGCGACTTTACAACCGATATGAATGCTGGAAATGATCCTACAGGAGCTTTTAACTTCACTGCCGATGCTCTTAAAGGTGTTAAGTACAGTTTGAAAGCACAGTATATGAAAACTGCTTCTTGGTTGTTTCATCGTGACGCTGTTGCGCGTCTTGCCAAACTCAAAACCGGCGACGGCTATTACATCTTTGATGCTACTGATAAAGTTGGCGCTGTGGATCAGCTTTTGGGCCGTCCGCTGATGATGTCTGAATATGTGCCTAATACCTTTACAGCAAGTCAGTATGTGGGCATGTTTGGCGATCTTAGCAAATATTGGACTGTAAATAGTCTTGCTCTTCGTATTCAGCGTTTGAATGAATTGTTTGCCGCAACCGGCGAAGTTGGTTTCTTGTTTGAACTTGAATTTGACGGTATGCCTGTTCTTTCTGAAGCTTTCACTCGTATCAAAACCGCGGCGGCTTAATTTATTTTAAACTAAAGCCCCTGTTTACGCAGGGGCAAAGGAGATATTTTATGAGTAATTTTCTTGCAAACAACAAAGTTGACCAGATTGCAGGTTACACTGCTGCCGGTGTAACGGCGGTGAAATCTGACATTGTTGACATGGCTGGTTATGAAGAGGCATCGTTTATCTTTCATTTTGATACTTTAATTGCAGGTAGTGTTTTGAATTGCTATATAAACGGCAATACTACTAACGCAACTGGCGGTACTAAATTGGCAGGTGCGATTGCTTATACTGTAACTAGTGCAGACGCTGCTTTAGGGCAATCTGCAATTGCAATTAGCGTTTATCAGGCCGATCCTGCTTTGTATCGGTATCTTGAAGCCGTTGTTGATCCTGATACGCAGAACGCCGTGCTTACAGGTGTAACTTGCATTCGTTCTGGTGGTAAGTATAAGCCTGAACCAAATACTGGCTTGCTGGCAAAGGCAATTCTTGTTAGTCCTATTGCTGCTTAATTAATTTTAAATTTACAGGGCGGCTTGTAAAGCGCCCTTTTAAGGAGTTCTTATGGGCGGTGCAAATACCAAAAACTATCAAAAACAAGGCGGGGCTGATTGGCGTATTGGCGGAACAATTACTGAAGAATTAGGTGGTGATATTCTTTCTAAAGTAGTTTTAAATACTAGTTCTGCCGATATTGGAACTGCTGGAAGTACGTTTATTGTTTCTCCTTTTGCTGGCACAATTGTAAATTTAAGTGCTGTAAATACTGCGGCTAATGCTGGAACTAAAACAGTTTTGCTTGCTAAACTTGCGGGAACTACTGTAACCGCTCCTGCTTGGGAAGTTGGCGTTACTGCTGCTGCGGGTACTGCTACTTCGGTTGTTCCTACTGCTGCTAATACGGTAACTGCTGGACAGGTAATTGAATTAAATTTTGATGGCGGTAGCTCTTCGGTTACTCCTGCTGTTTTTTCAGTTGTAATTGCAAGAACTGCATAAGAAAGGCAAACAAATGAAAATTAAAATGAATACGATAAGTGCGGGTCCAAATCCTTCCTTGAATTGGCATGAAGGAGAAGAACGGGAAGTTTGCCCGGAAGAGGCAGAGCATTGGATTAAGCAAGGTGTCGCAAAGTCCTGTGAAACGGCAATCATGCAGCCCTCTGAGAAGGTTGTCACGGGCCCGAAAGAAAAAGCCGTGGTACAACCTACTGAGACGACTGTCAAAGCTCCTGCGCCCTCTCCTGCTAAATCAGGCAATACACAAACGTCGAATTCTGCTCCTACGTGGAGTACACCGGGGGTAAAATGAAATATTTGCATATAGTAATTTTTGCATACATACTCACCGTTCCGGTTGCTTTTGCCTTGCCTGAATTACCTCGCGATGGCCAAGGCCAGAAAATACAAGCTTTTGCACCAGATATGAGTAAAACATCTTTTCTTACTGTTTATTCTACCTTGATTAATATTAGTAATGATTTGAGATGGAATGTTTATACTCCTACCGCTTGTAAGTTTAGAGTTTTGAGCAGTGCTACTAAAATTGGTACTGCTCTAACTCTTCCTGCTAACAGTTTTACAGAACAAGTTATAAATAGAAATAGTTCGGTATATAAATTTTTTAATTCGACAGGTTGCGCAAACGCTGAATTGAAACGTCAATAAGGCTAATTTATGATTTTAAAGACAATTACAAAACCTACGTCTTATCCAGTAGCCCTTTCAGATTTTGAAGGACAAACTAGACTTTATGACCAATTGGCGGCTGAGTCAAGCACCGTTAACTTAATGATAGGTGCTGCAACTTCACAAGCTGAAACTATAATGAGGCGCGCTTTAATTGTCCAGGTTTTGGAATTGACTTTAAATGGTTTTCCTGATAGCAAAATCATTATACCGAAACCTCCCCTCATTGAAATAAATAACGTAATGTATGTTGACGCAGATGGTAATACCCAAGAACTTGATCCGACTTTGTATAAAGTAGTTTCCGATGCCGAACCTGCTTATATTATTCCTACTTATGGTGCTTCTTGGCCTGTTACTTTACCTGATACTGAAACGGTAAAAATTAGGTATCGTTGCGGTTATGGCCCGTTAGACACTCAAGAAGGAACACCTAATAATGTTCCAGAACCAATTAAGCAATGGATTTTGATGAAAACCGCAAATCTATTTGAAAATCGAGAAACGTTAGGTGTTGCTTACAGAGAAACAAAATATGACGTTTCTGAGTTAATGGATGGCCTAATTGAAAGTTACAGGATACACCGAATATGAGAAATGGGGCTAAGCGTTGTTTGATAACAATTGAATTACCCACCAAGGTAAAACAAGCAAATTCTTCTGTGGTTACAACGTGGAGTACTTTTAAACAATTGTGGGCAAGCATAGAGACTTTAAAGGGTGGCGAAAAAGTTTCAGCTTGTGCGGCTTGGCCTAAAGCAGATCAAAAAATAAGTTTTCGTTTTATTGATGGTGTTTTGCCCACAATGCGAATAGTTTTTAGCGGTTACATTTATTCAATACTTGGAATTAATAATGTTGATATGCGAAACAGAGAATTGATTTTAACTACTGAATCTGGCGTTAAAGCCCAATAGAAAGAAGGTTTAAAATGGCAATTATAACTCATGACGAACAAGATTTTGCTAAGAAAATGATGAAAGTTTTAGGACTGCCTAGATATACAAAATCTTTTGAGTTGCGTGTAGCTGTCAATGAAGTAGTTAGTTGTAAATGTGAATTTTTTTGCAACATTAATGTTGGAGATATTGAAACTATTTTTGTTGAATACGACTTGATTAAAAAGGTTAAAGCACAGTGACAATACCTTTAGAAACACAACTTTCAACTGTTTTAGTTCCTGTTTTTGGGAATGAAATTTATCCCATAGTGCATCCTGACCCTGATGGAACAAGTTCTGAAGTTGCTAGTTTATACGCAATTTATACCGTAATTGGCGGGCAGTCTTTTAATAAACTCGATGGGGATTCGGGAACCAATAGAGTGAAAATTCAAATTTCAATTTACTCTATTGATTATAGTGATATGAAAATAAAGCAAAATAATGTAGATGCTGCAATGAAAGCTGCAAATTTGTTAGCAAGTAATGCAGTAGAATCGCAAACGGATCATTATCAAATAGCTGGCGCAATTGCAAACGTTTCTGTGTCAGTACCGATAGAAAGTTTTGAAACGGATACTAAAAGATTTTATACACATATGGAGTTTTATTGTTGGTCGTTAGACGGTGAGAACCAGGACGGAGGCACAGATGAAGTTATTGTTATTTAGCTCAATATTAATTTTGTTTGCTTGTGCAAATACAAATGAAACTGTTTTAGCTGCTTCTGCTGGCAAAATTGTGTCAATTCATTTTAAATGTCCTGCTAGAACGTTAACGTTTGGTTGCTATACTGCTTCTGCTTCTAAAAATGGCATTTATAAAGAAATGATTTTGTGCGAATCTTCTTGTAACAGTTCTCAGGTCGGAAGATGAATAATTTGGCTAAAATTGAGCTTTTAGAATTACAACAAGAATGCTCTGTAAAAGTTTTAGAAGACGGCAATAAACATAGAAGAAATGGAAAATATTATACAGTAGTTGCTTATAATGTTTTTTCCCCAAGTGGTATTTGTTTAAGAATTGATTCTTGGAAAAATAAAAATTGAAAAAGAGGTGACTATGCCGAACGCTGATACCATTTTGTGGGCTGGAATTTCAGGTTTGATTTTAATAATGCTTGGCGTTATTGGCTATTTGATAGATAACGGTTTTACTTCTTTAAAAGAGGATTTAAAAGAAGAGCTTAAAAAGTTATGGGAAAAAATAGATTTGCATCAAGCAACTGCTGAAAGAAATGCTTTAGATATAATTGAAATTAAAACTAGATGCAAAGAACTTCATAGAAACCATAGACGAACCGATGATTCTTACGAAGGTTAACTAAACAAGTGCAAATTGCACGAAGGAGAACATTATGAGTATTGCCGCTCAGTTGGCTCAAAATTCTAAGCTGTATATTGCCGGAACGTCCGGTTCTGCTGCCACACTTACTGCTGTAGTTCCTGGTTATCCCACAATTCTTGCTATGACGGGGCATTCAGGAGTTGCAAACGGAGATGTTGTTACTTTTGCAAGTTTTGCTGGTTCAGATGCAGCATTACTTAATGGGCAAACTGCTGTTGTTACTAAAGTTGCTACCGGTGCAACCAATGACACATTTGCCGTTGATATTAACACTGCTGGTAAAACTATTACTATTGGTACTGCAACTGCAACGCCTGCTTTATGGACTGTAATTAACCAGATAAAAACCATTAAACCTTCTGGTGCGAGTGCTACTAAAATTGACGTTACCGATTTGCAAAGTTCCGCTAAAGAATATCGTACTGGCCTTGTAGATAATGGCACGGTTTCTTGCGATGTCTTTATTTTGGAAAGTGATGCTGGGCAAGCAGCTTGTCTTGCTGCTTTTGGTGCTTCTTCTACTCCAAACTTCAAGTATACAACTCCTGCTAAAGTTAGAACTTTTAACGCTTCTATTTTGAAGTTTCCTACTGCTCCTGATTCTCAAGTAGACGGTGTACAGACTGGCAGCTTTGAATTTCAGATCAACGGCGCTGTAACGGTTGCTTAATAAATAGTTTAACAAAGCGCCCTTCGGGGCGCTATTCTCAAGTCAGAAAGGCGAATGCGCAATGAGTGTACTTAACAGGGATGAAATTTTAGAGAGTGGCAAACTTAAAACTGAAGTTGTAGAACTTGAAAGCGGAAGTGTTATTGTTTCGGAATTAAGCGGAAACGATTATATGGAAGTTTGTGAACTTTCTAGGAAAGTAGATTCGGATGAAATTGATATGAAAAAATTTCAGCCGTTATTAATTTGTGCTGCGATTGTTGATGAAAGTGGAAATAGGATTTTTAGCAAAGATGATGTAGAATTAATTAAAGGAAGAAGTAAAGATTTTTATTTTAAAATTTTGTCTGTTGCGAATAAACTAAATGGTCTTTCGAGTAGCGCAGAAAAAAACTCAGACGACAACCAGTCCTCAGAAGCCTCTATCGCCTCTGCTTAGAGATTGGTTGTCGGCACCCTGATGAACTCGTACGTGGGGAACCTAGCAGGACGCTCAAATTTAGCCTGGGTGTCTGGTTCGGCAAGCCTCGCTACCTAACCTTCATTCTTTCGGGGAAACCAGGCTTAACCGGCTCACAAATCGCAGGATGGGGTGTTTATGAGCGGATCGAACCTTACGGGCAATATCGAGATGAATTAAGGCACGGCCAAATGATGGCGTTGCACCTTAACTTGAATCGAGATAGTAAAGCAAAGCCTGAACCTTTTACAACAATTGATTGTATGAATTTTATAGAAAGAGAACCGGAAAAAGAATATACACAAGAAGAATTAGAAGCTTACGCTAACAAACTTTTTGGGTAAAGGAGAAGCCGTTAAATAGCATTCGCGAGGATATTATTTAGCGGCTTTTGTGTATTTTATGGCCGAAGATGGAGCAAGTATAACAATTAGCGGATTAAACGAATTAGGTCAAAGGCTTAAAATTTTTTCTGATGTAGTTGCAAATCAAATTGTTAAAGAAGCGGTTAGAACTAGTATCAAAATATTTAGAGACGAAGCAGCGTTACGAGCGCCTTTAGGAAGCGTTGAACATTACTTAGGCAAAGGCGAAAAGAAAGTTTTACTTAAGCCTGGAAACTTGAAAAAAAATATTAAAATTAAAGTTGTTAAAAATATGCCTAAAGGAACGTTTAGATTTGAAGTTTTTGTTAAGAACAAAGAAGCATGGTATGCAAAGTTTATAGAACGCGGAACTTCTAAAATGGCGGCACAGCCTTTTATGGCCCCTGCTTTTGAAAGCAAACGCCAAGAAGTCGTTGACACATTTAAAGAAACAGTTTTGCGAGCTATCCGCGAAGGTGGTATATAATGTCAGATGATCTTATAATCGGGTTTCAAGCCAATACTTCTAAGTTTCAAATGGACGTTGAAAAAGCATTTAAAGTTGTTAGCGAATTTGCTAATAAAACTGGCGATGCTTCACGTTCTGTGGATCAAGCTTTTAAAAGATTGTCTCAAGCTGCTGCAAATGCTGGTGGAGAGATACAAAAATCTTTTAATTCTTTAAATATAAATTCTGATTTTACAATGAAGTTGCAGCAAGATCAATTGCAACGCGCTAGACAATTTTTTCAAGCTCAATTCGAAGCTATTGGTAACGATGCTAATTCAAGTGCTGCTGATGTTATGCGAGCTTTTAGAAGTTTAAATAATATAGAAGCTACTTTAAACGCAACTGCTTTAAAATCTGAATTTCAAACATTAGGTATTCAATCTGCTGCTTCTATTGAAGCTGCTAAAATTAAAATTGTAAACGCTTTCCAAGAAATTAAGACTTCGGGAACAGCTTCAGCAAGCGATATAGTTCGTGCTAATGAAGCTATGACTGCCAAGCTTTCTGAATTAGATAAACAGCTAGTTACGAGTGCGCAAAGAACTGCCTCTGAAAGACGAGCCGCTTTTAACGAAGCCAACGGTTCGTCTATAATGTCTTCTTCGGGTGCAGCAAATACTTTAATTGGTCAACCTTTAGCGGGTACGCAGTTTTCTAGCAGCATTAAAGCACAAATGCAAGAAGCTGCTGCTTTTGCTCAAACTCGTTCAACTGAAATGGCTTCTTACGCCGCTTCCGCAATGCAAGGTGAAGCTGCCGCTGCTCGTCTTGTGGGCCAAACTCAAGCTGGCGCTCAATTTGCCTCTCAACTTAAATCTCAGATGGAAGGTACTGCTACCAATACAGCGAAAGCCCACGAGGGTATGAGCGGCTTTAGTTTGGCTTCTGTTACGGCGATTGCTAAAATACAAATTTTATATTCTTTAATTAATAACGTAATGGGAGCAATTGCTTCTGCCCCTGGAATTGCAGTAGAGGCAATTGCCAGTTTCCAATCTTCCGTTATTAAAAATGCGGCAATGGTTACTTCGATGCAAGGCAGTGTTAAAGATATAGGTTTGTCTTATAAAGAAAATAAGCAATACGCAGAAGGTGTTCAAAACGTTCTTATTAAAATGGATGCAGAAACAGCAGCCGGAGCTAAACAACTTCAGTTGATGAACGATCAATTTGTTCAGCAAGGCATTTTAATTGACGTTAACAATAAAAAACAAATTGACGGTTTTAAAAATATTGCAAATGCTTTAGCTGCTATTACTTCGGGCGATCAAAACAAAGATATGCAGTTTTCACAAGAAATCCGAGCGTTAAGAGATATGAATGCTCGTCCTGGCGATAGACTTGTTCAGATATTAGAATCAATGGACCCTTTGATTAAAGCCCACATGGAAGAGTGGCGAAAAATAGCCAAGGAAACTGGAAATTACGGTTTAGTTCTTGAGAAAATAGGGCCGATGCTTCAAGGCTTTGCCGCTGCTCAAGGCGATATTAACAATTTGTGGGAAACAGTTAAAACCACAATGGTTACTATTCGGGACCAAGTTTTAAGAGGTGGTCTGTCTGAAGGATTTGGCGAAATTGTTGCAGCAATGAAAGAAGTTTCTAAATACGCTACTGAAAATAAAGAAAAGATTCAGGCTTTTATAAAAGAAGGTTTCGCTGACGCTAAAGCGGTTGGTAAGTTTATTTGGGATTGGAGAGATGCTTTTATTGCTTTGGGAAAAGCTAGCATATTTTTGGCTGTTACTACTGGTATTTCAAGCGTTATTGAAAAAATAAAATTATTAGATGCTACTTTTAAAGCAGGAGCTTTATATAAATTAATGTCTAACCCAATTACAGCATTGGGAGTTGGCGCAATTTATGGGGGATATAAAGCGGTAAGCCAAGTTAATTCCGATAATCAATTAAACGATGAAGCAAAATTAACAAAGCAAATAGCAAAACAAACTTCTGTTTTTGGCAGTGCGGAACCTTCTCAATTGAATGCCAAACATATGGGAGAATTTAAAAATGCCTTTCCTTTAGACGGGCCTGAACTTTTGGCTTTGGCTTTAAATAAAGGTGCTGCAACTTTGTCACCGGATAAATTAAACGGCGGCACTGATATGTACAAGCTTAAAATGAACATTGAAGAAATTAAAAAACTAAGGGAAGGAACTGCTGTAACTCCTTATCCAAAAGATGTTAAAACGGGAGGAAAGGCAGAACAACCTGATTACACTGAATATAACGAAGCGGTTAAATCTTATAACGAATTAATATTATTAATGGATAAGTACGAAGTATCTACAATTAAATCTTCTAAGGCCCAAGGAGAATTGGCTAGCAAAATAGAAGCTGTAAACACAGAACTTTCTAACGATAAAACTAAACTTGCAAAAGCTAATTTGTTTGGTCAAGATACACAAGACATGCTTGATTATTTAGATGCTATAACCAAAGTTAAAATAGAAAACTTAACTTTAGCGGACACTAAAAAAGGCCAAGCTGAACTAGACAAAGCTGAAAATTCAGCAAGTTTATCCGAGTATAAAACAAATCTCGCCAATCAAGAATCTGCTTTAAAAGAACATTACGCGGCAGGTTTGCTTACTACAATTGCTTTTTATGAAAAAATGAAGCAATTGATAAAAGATAATTCTTCTACTGAAATTGACAGTTTAAATAATTCTTTAAATAAAGCCACAATTAACGCGATTGACCCTAATTTAAGCCGTGGAGATGAACTTAAAGCATGGGCGGAAGTTGTTAAAATTGAAGAACAACTTTCTAAGGTTCGTGATGATGCTAGTAAAAAATTAAATGACAATTCCAGACAGTCTATTACAGCTTTGGAATCTGAAAAAAGAAATTTCCAAAGCATTCAAATTCAAATGCTTGATCTTGTGGGTAAGTATGAGTTGGCTGCGATTTCAAAAAAGAAGTTTGAAGAAACAGACCCTAACTTTTTAAAATTACCAGAAGATGTTAAAAAGTTAAAAAGTGAACTTTCCGAATATGAAATACAATTAGGAAAATTCAAAGATGCTAAAGAGCAAGTAGGCATTTTTGCAAAACTTCAAAATTCAATAGGTGGAAACAATTACGGTTCTAACTTTGGGGCTATTGGCGAAGAACATAATTCTGAAATATCTAAACTGCAAGCTCAGTACGATCAAAAACTTCTATTAAAAGAAGATTTTAATAGAAAAATGCTAGATTCTGACACTTTGTATTCTACTCAAAAAGCAAGTCTTGAAATTCAAATGGTTTCTGATTCTTTAAGTGTTGCTAAAGAAGGTTTTGCTGGCAATAAAACAATGCAACTTGCTATTTTGGCAATGGAAACTGGAATTGCAATTTCTAGGATTATGATAAACGCAGAAGTGGCAAAAATGGCAGCTACTGCTTCTGCTGCAATGCTAGGCCCAATAGCAGGCCCGGTTGCTGCCGCTGCACAAATTAGTTTGATAACTGCAAGCGAAGTAATGTCAATAGGTATAGTCGGGGCTTCTGCTGCCATTAAAGGTATGTCTATTGCCGGAGGCAGAGCTAACGGAGGGGATGTTACAGCAGGGCAAACTTATATAATAAATGAAAATAGAAAAAGCGAAGGGCCGGAGTATTTTACACCTGGGGTTTCTGGCACAATTACCCCCGCTAGTAAAATGGGGGGATCGTCTTTTGAGCAGCATGTAACAATTGACGCCAGAGGCACCGATTCTTCAGTTTTGCTTCGCATTGATTCTGCTATGAAGCAAGCTAAAGAACAAGCCAAGGCTGAAATATTAAATGATATGAACAGGGGCGGACAATTTGCCTTGGCTTCGGGAAGAATGCGCGGATAAATCTTTACAAAATATAAAAATCGTGATATGCAAATATTGGAATTTCTAAATAAGGACACCTCATGTCTATTTTAACTTTGCCCACATTAAGCAGAACTTGCGCAAGCTCTGCTATTTTTTCGCTGGTGCCAAATACTCTTGCCGCTGAATCCCCTTTAAATAAAACCATTCAGACTTCAGAACTGCCAGGTGCTCGTTGGAAAAGTTCGTTTTCTTACAATAATTTAACTGACGCGGACGCCCGAATTTTCAAGGCTTGGATTAATAAGCTGTCAGGTCGAGCTGGCCGTTTTTATTTATATGATTTTTCGCATCAGACTCCTTCAGGAACGGCTAGCGGGTCGCCTCTTGTGAAAGGGGCTGGGCAACAAGGCCGAACGCTTCTAACTGACGGATGGGCCGCTTCTCAGCCAAAATTGCTAATGCCTGGAGATTATTTCGGTATAGGACAACAACTTTTTGTAATTACTGAACAAATTTCGTCAGATGGTAATGGTAACGCAACTTTAATTTTTGAAGCACCTATACGTTCAACGTTCCCGGATAATTCAGCCATAACTATAAACAAACCAACTTGTGTAATGGCTTTGGCGACAGATGAACAGGACAAATTTTTGTTTGAAGAACGCAACAAAACTTCAATATCTATTGATTGTTTGGAGATGTTTTAATGCGCTCAATGACCTCAGAGGCTAAACGTAGTTTTAGTAATTTGCATTTTCCAGCTTTAGTTTTAGTTGAATTAGATTTTGCAGACGGGGTAGTTAGAGTTTGCAACGCTTCTTATACTTTTTCTTGGGACGGCAATGATTGGTTGGGCATGGGAACTTTAGGTTCAATAGAAGCCATTAGCGAAGGTTCTGCTTTGCAAATGTATAATTGTGCTTTAACTCTGTCTGGAATTCCTTCAGATTTAATAAGCGAAGCTTTAAGCCAAAATTACCAAGGTCGAAATGCTATAATAAGAATAGCTCCGCTAAACTCAGATTATACCTTTATAGCCGATCCTGTAATAGTTTTTAAAGGTAGAATGGACACAATGGATATTGAAATTGGTTCTACTTCCAAATTAAGTCTTAGCGTTGAAAGCAGACTTGTTGATTGGGATAGACCTAGAATCAGAAGGTTTAATGACGACGACCAACGTTCAGAATTTCCAAACGATAGAGGCTTTAAGTATGTTGCGCAAGTAGTTCAAAAAGATTTGAAATGGGGTCGTTAATGCGATATGAAAATTGGGCGGAAAAACTTAATACCGTTTTAGTAACAAAACATTTTGAACCTTTCGTGTGGGGAAAGCATGACTGTTGTTTGTTTGCCGCTGATTGCATATTAGAAATGACTGGAATTGATTATGCTGTTGATTTTAGAGGTTGCTATAAAACTGTTTTAGAAGCCGCTCGAATTTTAAAAGAAAAAAACGGTGTTAGAGGTGTTGCAACTTTAGCATTAGGCAATGAAATTTCTTACAAACTAGCGCAACGGGGGGATATTGTTTTAATTGAAACTGAAGAACACGGAGAAACCTTAACTGTCTGCGTAGGCGTTGTTTGCGTTGCGCCTGGAATAGAAAGACTTGAATACGTTCCAATGGAAAAAGCCATTTGTGCTTGGAGGGTTATTTAAATGCCGCCTCTTGTAGTAGCTTTAGCTGTTTATATTGGAACTATCGCCGCAACTATTGTAGTTTACGGCTCTATTATTATAACTTTAGCTTCTATAGCTTATTCTGCTTATATGATGGCTACTATGGAAAAGCCTAGTAGTCAATCAGACGCCACAAACAGAACCCAAACAGTAAGGTCTACCGTTCAACCTCATAGAATAATTTACGGGGAAGTTATGACAGGAGGGGTTCTTGTTTATGCGCAATCTCATTCTATCGACCCTGAAACTAATTTAAAAGTAGACGGAACTAATATTTATATTAGTTTAGTTGTTGTTTTTTGCGCTCACGAAGTTGAGCAAATTAAAGAAATTTGGTTAAACGATAAGCTTTCAACAGACGTTGCTTTTAAAAAACATGTTGATTTTCAAGCCGAACAAGGTTTCTCGACTAGAATACCAGACCCTACAGGAGATAGTGAAAACGGCATTTATGTTTGGACTAAAACTAGAGATGAAATTTTAGAACACGATGGTTCTTGGGTTCATATAAATAAATATACAGGCACTTTAACTCAAGAGGCCGATCCTTTTTTAATGTCTCTTCCTCCTAATCCTTCTAGTATAATTTCTTCTTATCCGCAAAGCGGGTTAAATGATTTAGTTATTAAAAATAATGATGATGGTACTGGAACTTTTACAGGAATAGGTGTTGCTGTTTTTACTATAAAACTTTCAGATTTGGCATCTAACGCAGGTGCTACTGCTGGTTTTCCTAATGACACTTTTACTTGGAAAGAACAAAAGTATGAAGGCGATGGGTCTACTTTAGATAACGCTGCTTCTGGAACTTTAAGTATAACTGGTGATTATCAATTATTAGCAGAAGGAATTCAAATTAAATTTTCTGCTTTAACTGGCCATAGTATCGGTCAAACTTGGGAAATTAGAGTTTTTGACGGTTCTCCTTGGACTTCCGATTGCAAATTGACAAATAGAGCTTATGTAGTGGTCACAATGGAGAAAAACGATACAATTTTTCCAAACGGATTGCCCAACGTAAAAGCTTTAATTTTGGGTAATAACAAAATTTATAATCCTCGCACAGAACTTACCAATTATAGTAATAATTGGGCTTTATGTGTAAATAACTATTTAACCTCTAAATTTGGTTTGAATGCTGTTTATGAAGAAGATATAAATGAAACGGTTTTAATAGCTGCTGCAAATATTTGCGATGAAGATGTTTTGTCAGCAAACGGCGCTACTCAAAAAAGATATCCTATTAATGGATCGTTCACAGTAGATAAAACACCTACTGCAATAATGAATGAAATTTTTGCAACTGCTTATGGGGCTATTACTTGGACTCAAGGGCAATACAGAATATTGCCAGCCGCTTATTACGCCCCTGATTTAACTTTTTATGGAATGAATTCTTCAATTGTGGGTCTTACTGATTCGGATTTAAGAGGTTCTATTAAAGTAAGACCTTTGTCGAGCATGAAGGACAAATTTAATACTGTCAAAGGAACTTTCGTTTCTACTGAAACTTGGCAAACTATAGATTTTCCTAAAGTCACAAATGCTTTATATTTAGAAGAAGACGGAGGGATTGAAATTGTAAAAGATATTCAACTCTCTTATGTTACCGATGCTGGTATGGCTCAACGCATTGCTAAAATAGTATTGGAAAAAAGCAGACAAAGCATTGCTGTTGATTTTCCTGCAAAATGGTCTGCTTTTCCTTTAGCGGTTGGTGATAATGTTCCAATTACTATAAACTACTTAGGATGGGCCCAAAAAATATTTACAGTTAGAGATTGGAAAATGAACCCGGAGGGCGGCATTGATTTGCAACTTCAAGAAGATGCAATAGGTTGCTATGCTTGGAATAGTGGGGAAGAAACAACTGTAGATTTAGCTCCTAACACAATATTACCAGACGCTAGAATTGTCAGTAAACCAATACAATTAGCGAGCAACTATCGAAGATATGACACTAATTCAAATACAAACACAAGAATGGATTTGTATATAACTTGGTCTGCCGGAGATGGAAGAGCTGTTAAATATCAAGTCCAATATGAAGAACCGTCTGCCGCTATTTGGTTAAGCATACCGGATACAAGTGACACGGTTGCAACTGTTAATAATTTGCTTGAAGGTACTTATAATATTAGAGTTCGGGCAATTAGTGCATTAGGCGTAATGTCAGATTGGGTCACTACAAGTTGTTATGTTCCTCTGCCTGATTTTGTTATACCTGATATAACTGGTTTGGAAATATTTGGGCAAGGAAACATTACTGAATTTGTGGGCAAAGATATTAAATTGGATTGGCGTAAAGTATCTCCTAGAGTTAGCAGCACTGTTGACAGTACGGCTTCTGTCAATCAAAATAATTCTTGGTTTAGATATTATGAATTAAAAGTATTTACTGAAAATGATGTTTTGCTTAGAACTGAATATTTAGCTACTGAAAGCTATAATTATGACTATGAAAAAAATTACGCCGACAATTCAGGATTGCCAAAAAGAAATGTTAAGTTTGAATTAAGAGCGGTTTCTACTTGGGGCGAAGTATCGGCAAATCCTGCTAAGTTGGAAGTTAACAATCCCCCTGTTGCAAAACTTACAGGAATTGTTTTAACTGGCGGGGTAAACATTTTTTCAGTAGCTTTGCCCGTTCCGCTCGATTCTGATTTTGCCGGTTTCATCGTTTGCGCATCGCAGACGAGCGGATTTACGCCAGGAACGTCTAACCAGATCAACACAGGGGGTAGTGAGGCTCAGGTTACAAAGACAGCAGCTACGGTCGGTGTGTGGTATGTTCGGGCAGCGGCTTATGACTCGTTTGGTTCTGACGGGGCTATTTATTCTGATGAATACTCTGTAACGGTAAACAGCTTTAGTATTGATGCAGGTAATTTAGACGCTGCTCAAAGAGTAGATTTTTATATTAGAAACTCTAACTTTTATTTTGCAACCGCAACTTTAAATTGGTCTGATGGTTATATAGATCGTGCGGATAAAACCTATACTTTAGCTGCTGGAACTTTAGCAACAGCTAGTGCTTGCTATATAATTGCAACTTTAAACGATAGTACCAATATTGCTACTTTGAGTAAATCTATTGCTGGAACTGGTTTACCCACATTAACGGATTTACAAGTAATTATAGCAATTACATCAGATTGGGCAACAGGGCAAGGAAATTATATATGCTTTGTTAGACAAGCTAACTCTGCATCTTTCGAAGGAGCTTTAATACGTGACGCGACTATAACTGATGCTAAAATAACTGGAACTTTATCAGCTAACAAAATAACAAGTCTTAATGGAAGTACTTCTATAACCGGTGAAGGTGTTACCTTAATTGATATAAACAACACGTCAACTTCAGCTTCAAGTGCAGCAAGTAGTGCTGCTAGTGCTGCTAGTGCTGCTCAATCTACTGCAAACGGTGCTGCTAATTCAGCTTCTACTGCCAATAGTTTGCTTGCCGATATTGCATCGGATTCTAAATTAACGCCTAATGAAAAAATAGCAGTTAAAAAAGAGTATGACTCAATTGTTGCTGAAAACGATTTAATTTTAA